AAGAACAACTTAGACGAAGCCTCGCTCTACTGGTGGGTAAAAAATATTTATGATTTTTCTTGTGACTAGGTATTAGTTCGACTAATAATTAAGCATGATAACTTCTTCACAGACAAAAGTTGTAGCCCTGGACGGTTTGGATAGCGCAATTATAGGCACAGCTAACCTTATGCAAGGTGGTGAAGTAGTTGCTTACGACTTCAACATGGTGGTTGAGTTGTTTGAATCCATGGACTGGAGTAAGGAAGATTTTGTTGAATGGTGGGAAGACGTGTCCGACTCTCTACCGGAAGACTGTCTACCTGTTTTTATAAATTTAGATAACTCGGTCCGAGATGAAATTGCAGCCCAAAGAAACGGAAATCACTGAGCTCGACCCTAAAGTTGAATTTCAGTCGCACCTCCGATACGCCGGATTAAATTTGAACGAACTTACGACTCAACAAGAGACGTACGTACTCGCGCGCGTTGGTGGTATGAACATAAAAGCATCTGCTAGAGCCGCTGGATACTCCGAGCGTTCTGCTTATGATATCGAAAAACGCCCAGCTGTTGCGAAGGCCATTGAGTACTTCCGCGAACAAAACAGAGAAGAAGTGCGGTTCGAGATGTCCGATGCCCACTGGATGTATATAAAGGCGTTCAACTCTAGTGCCAACGCTACAGAGATGAAGAACACCACTGACTCTCTTGTCAAACTACACGGGCTAGCTAAAGAAGAAACAAAACCGCTGGTCAACATACAAATAAACGGATCCAAACAGCTTGAACGTATGACTGACGAAGAGCTGTTGGAACTAGCGGGCAAAACTATTGATCATCTGGAGCCGAAAGCTGACTGAGGTACAACATATAGAGTGCAAACGTTGCCACAAGTCTCAGCCAGAAACACTTTATTCTGGTGATGATGGGTACTGTGCATATTGTGTTGCCGATATGCAGGACGCTATGCCCGACCCTGATCAACCAACACCCCAAGAATCTGAACAACGGGCCACGGCCGAAGAACTAGCGAAGCAAGAACTTGCAGCACGATTCCTTACCCGTCGTCGACTGCTACCATTTATCGAACGAAACAACCCTGACTACATGGCTGGCTGGGTACACAAAGATATATGTAAAAGACTAGAAAAATTTTCTGAAGATGTTGTAGATAAAAAAAGTCCAAGACTCATATTACAGATGCCACCGCGGCTAGGTAAATCAACTATTGCTAGTGTCGGCTTTCCAGCCTGGCATTTAGGACGTAATCCACAACACGAGTTCATAAGCTGTTCGTACTCTGGAGCGTTGGCCATGACCTTCAGCCGTAAAGTACGGCAAACTCTTCGTGAACCGTCGTTCAAGACTACATTCAAAACACGCCTGGATCCTGACTCGCAGTCAGCTGAAGCCTGGCTAACGTCTGCCGGTGGTGGCTATGTTGCCGCCGGTGTTGGTGGTGGTATTACCGGTAAAGGTGCGCATGTATTAGTGATTGATGACCCTGTTAAAAACCGCGAGGACGCAGAGTCACAAAATAACCGGGAAAGCACATGGGACTGGTACACCTCCACCGCATATACACGTCTTGCGCCTGGCGGCGGTATACTTGTAATTATGACCCGCTGGCATGATGACGATTTAGTCGGGCGCCTTCTTAAGAATATGTCTGAAGGTGGCGACGAATGGGAAGTGGTAAAGTACCCCGCTATAGCAGAAGAAGACGAAGAGTTCCGCGAAGCTGGAGAAGCACTCCATCCAGAACGATATGACCTCACTGCACTGGAGCGTATACAACGAGCCGTGGGCCCTAGAGATTGGTCCGCGTTGTATCAGCAAAATCCAGTTGCAGATGATGGTGATTACTTTACAAGAGACATGATTCAGTACTACGACAGAGAGGACATCGACCAAGATCGACTACGTTATTACTGCGCGTGGGACTTAGCTATAGGAAAGCGAGACAGAAATGACTACTCAGTTGGTATGGTTGTTGGTATTGACGAGTACGATAATCTATTTGTTGTTGATGTCATCCGTGGACGGTTCGATGGTTTTGAGCTTGTCGAACGTATTTTAGACTGTTATGAATTATGGAGGCCTTCGATTATCGGAATCGAAAAAGGTCACATTGAGATGGCACTCGGTCCGTTTCTAGAAAAACGGACTAGGGAGCGTGGTCTTAATGAGGCGTACTTCAAAGATTTGAAAGTAGGCCGCCGCGATAAAGAAGCTCGGGCACGAGCCATTCAAGGTCGTATGCAGCAGGGGATGGTGTTCTTGCCGCGTAACGAAGTATTTACTGGCCCGTTGGTGGCAGAACTTTTACGTTTCCCCAATGGTGTTCATGATGACCAAGTTGATGCGTTGGCATGGATTGGATTAATGATGACGGAGTTTTCTACATTCCACGAACGTATTGTTGAACCACCAAGTTGGAGAGACAGGCTCCGCTATCTTGGTAAAGAAGTTAAAATTAAGTCAGCGATGAGTGCGTGATATGACAGTACATAGTAAAAAGCCCCGACTAACTCCAGGTGAAGAAGATAAACTAGCGCACGATCAGTGGGACCGATATACACGAGCCCGCGACAACGGCCATATTGATTACATTGATGTAGCCAAGAAATGCGATGCCTATTATCAGGGTGAACAGTGGGATGCTATGGATGTCGCCAATCTTGATGCAGAAGGCCGCCCGGCTCTAACTATAAATACAATATTACCTACAGTTAATACTGTACTGGGCGAGCAGTCCAACCGACGTGCAGATATAAAGTTTAAACCTCGCCGTGGCGGGTCAGAAGAAGTTGCGCATACACTTACAAAGTTGTATATGCAGATTGCAGATAATAATAAGCTTGATTGGGTTGAGCAGCAGGTCTTTTCCGACGGTCTAATAATGGATGGCCGCGGATACTTCGACGTAAGAATGGATTTTAATGACCACGTAGAAGGTGAAGTACGTGTCAAAGCGCTTGATCCGCTGGATGTTGTTATCGACCCTGACGCCAAAGACTACGATCCAAAAACCTGGAACGAGTTTTTCTATACTCGCTGGATGACTCTCGATGACATCGAGGAAATGTACGGACAAGAACAAGCGGACCGCCTTCGGTTTATTGCCGAAAACGGTAACAGCTTCGGTCGAGATTCTGTCGAATACAGCGAAACACGCTATGGCGACTTGGATGAGTCTGATGATTATCTGGGCACCACCGTTCCTGGCGAAGATGAATATCGTACTATCAAGGCCCTACGTGTCATTGAGCGCCAGCATCGTAAAATCACTCGCGTCGATTGTTTCGTAGACCCTAACACAGGTGACCAACGAGATGTTCCTAGTGCGTGGTCTGACCGTAAAACTAAAAGCTTTGCTAAAAAATATGGCCTAAACGTCATATCTAAAACAAAGAAGAAAGTACGTTGGACTGTGACATGTGACAAAGTTGTGTTGCACGATGACTTCTCGCCGTATAACGATTTCACAATTGTTCCGTTCTTTGCTTATTTCAGGCGCGGACGCCCGTTTGGTATGGTGCGTAACCTGCTTTCTCCCCAAGAGCAGTTGAACAAAATCGCCTCGCAAGAGCTGCACATTGTTAACACTACAGCTAACAGCGGTTGGGTAGTAGAGTCAGGCTCTCTTACTAACATGCAGGCTGAGGATTTGGAGGAACACGGGGCAGAGACCGGTTTGGTTCTTGAGTATAATCGTGGGTCTTCTCCTCCCGCGAAGATACAACCAAATCAGATTCCGACCGGTCTCGACCGTATCAGCCAAAAAGCGCAGGCTAATATAAAAGCTATTAGTGGTATTAACGATTCTATGCTGGGTACAGACGGCGCTGAGGTTTCTGGTATTGCGATACAAGCAAAACAAAACCGCGGCGTCATTATGATTCAGGTGCCGCTGGATAATTTGCGTAAAACTCGTCAGTATCTTGCTGAAAAAATTCTAGGCCTGATCCAAACTTTCTACACTGAAGAAAGAGTTATCAGGATTACAAACGAAGCAGACCCGCTGCAGCCGCGCGAAGAAATGGTTATAAATCAGATGACGCCAGAAGGTGAAATTCTCAACGACTTAACTATAGGCGAGTACGATGTAGTAATCGGTACTATGCCAGCACGTGACTCATTCGATGAAGTTCAGTTTGCAGAGGCTCTATCTCTTCGTCAGGCCGGTGTTGCTATACCAGATGATGCGATTGTTCAGTATTCTCATCTCGCCAAGAAAGCAGAATTGGCTGCAAGACTACGCCAAGACCCGTCTGAAGAGCAGATGCAGATTATGCAAATGCAGCAACAGCTCGCTATGCAAGAAGCACAGCTGCAAGTTGCTAAACTTGAGGCTGAAGTACGCAAACTTCAGTCCGAAGGCGCTATGAATATTGCTAAAGTACAAGATATTTCGGAGGTTCAGCCTCAACTCAGGATGGCTGAGTTGCAACAAGAGCTGCAAATGGCTCAAGAAAACCTGCAATTGCGTCGTGAACTTGCAAATCTAACAAATACAACCCGCCAAACACAGGCACAAACATCGGCAGCGGCTAAGTTGGCCACCACTGCTATGAATACAGCTAACAAAAACGGCCGAAACACGCAAAACTAGGAGTGCGTAATGAGTAAAGACACGGAAAATCAGGAAGCGACTGAGGAAAAAGCGCTTACTTTTGACGTTATGCCGGGGGCAGAACCCTTAGAGGCGCCAGAAAATCTAGATTTAAGCTTTCCAGAGCCCGAACCGGAGCCAGAAAAAGCTGAAGAAACGGAAGAGGCGGAAGAAACTACCGCTGAAACCGAAGAATCAGAGGAAACTACGGACGAAGAAGTCCAAACAGCCGATGATGAAGACGATGATGGCGATGATACTGAGCCCGACGAAGGAGAACCCGAAGAAGAACCTGAATCGGACGATGATAAAGAGGAAGAATTACCTCTTGCGGCCGAAAAAACAGAACCGGAGACAAAAAGCCCTATGGTGCCTAAGTCTCGCCTTGATGAAGTGCTAGCTAAACAGAAAGCTTTACAGAAACAGGTAGAAGAAATGAAGGCTGCTGCCGAACAACCTGCTGAAGCGCCAGAGGAGTATGATTTCGATGCTAAAGAAATTGAATATCAACAGCTCGTTCTTGAAGGAGAAGCTGAAAAAGCTGTTGCTCTCCGTAAAGAAATTCGAGCTGCAGAAAAATCTCAAATCGCTTGGGAAATGGAGCAGAAAATGGGCCAAACGGTTCAACAATCTGCCCAAGCTACAGCCTTACAACAAGCTGCAGCAGAAATGGAAGCAGCTTACCCAGTATTTGATCAGAACTCTGCAGACTACAATGAAGACTATACAAATGAAGTTGTCGAACTACGCGACGCGTTTATTATTAAAGGCTATGACCCCGTTGACGCTTTGGGCCGAGCGGTTAAGTACGTGGTTAAGGACCGTGATCTCGAGTCTTCAGGGGAAGTTGAACCAGAATCAGCCCTAGCAAAGCCACAAGCGGAGCAGGCGGCTAAGAAAAAAGCTACAGTAGCCAAAAAACTTAAGGCTGCGGAAGCCCAACCGCCAGAATTAGAAGGTGAAGGCTCTTCGTCACGTGGCGAAAACGTCATTAACTTAGAGCAAATGAGCGAAGACGAGTTTAACGCGCTGCCCGAAGCAACTATTAGGCGCATGCGAGGAGATATCGTCTGATGAATTTTCCGTCACAAGTGATAGGTATTGCGTTAGCTTTAATGCTGGTTGCTTTACTTATTACTTGCGGCGATATATTAGTTTAACTAATATGAAACTAATTCGCTTACCTGTGCGATATCAGGTCGTGGTCGGTCACGATAAAAATCGTTCTCGCCCGTCGGGGCGTAAAACGCGCCGAGTTCGTAACTCGATAACTATACGCCACACGTTTCCTCACGATACGAGGTATACGGGTATGTCTATCCATTAAAAAGACGGTCGATGGTTGGGGTGGTCTCAACCGTTAGTGAAACACATCTTTTATTGGAGCTTAAAATGGCTACTACTAACTACGGAACGCTGACAGGTGATCAGCTTCAGGTGTGGTCACGCGACTTCTGGCGTGTGGCCCGCAACATGTCGTTCATTAATCAGTTCGCTGGAACTGGTCAGAACGCAATGGTGCAGCGCGTAACCGAGCTGACCAAAAGCAACAAAGGTACAAAAGCTAACATTACATTGCTTGCAGATATGACTGGCGACGGTATTACCGGCGACAACACTCTGGAAGGTAATGAAGAAGCACTGCGTGCCTTCGACATCACAATCGAGCTGGACCAGCTGCGCTTTGCTAACCGCATCGCCGGACGCATGGCCGACCAGAAAACGGTTGTGAACTTCCGTGAGCAATCACGTGACGCACTTGCATATGCAATGGCTGACCGTATGGACCAGCTGGCGTTTCTGACGCTTTCTGGTGTTGTTTATACTTTCAAAAACAACGGCGCACTCCGCCCAACCTCTGCTTCAGCTGGCCATGAGCTGGTTGACCTTGAGTTTGCTTCGGATGTGACTCCTCCTACAAGCGCACGGCACGTGCGTTGGGACGCAACAAGTAACTTGGTGACATCCAGTGTTGCAACGACTCAGGTCGATGCTGCTGACACGATCACTTACAAGTGTCTTGTTGAGTTGAAAGCCTTCGCCAAAGATAACTACATTCGTGGTATCCGCGGTGCAGGTAACGACGAGATGTTCCATCTCTTCGTAACCCCACAGCAAATGGCTGATTTGAAACTCGACTCCGACTTCCTGGCTAACGTCAGAAACGCTGGTGTTCGCGGTAATGCAAACAGCTTGTTCGCTGGTTCATCCAGCCTGATGGTAGATGGCATTATGGTTCATGAGTTCCGTCATGTCTTTAACACAGGTGGTGCAACCGCCGGTACCTCGGCTAACGCAGGTGCTGCTGGTTACAAATGGGGCGCGAACGCTGACGTAAACGGGGCACGTGCTCTGTTCTGTGGCGCACAAGCCTTGGCTATGGCCGATATTGGTCTGCCTGAGATTGTCGAAGACACCTTCGATTACGAAAACCAAGCCGGTATTTCTGTCGGTAAGATTTTTGGTCTTCGTAAGCCGAGGTATAACTCTGATGTTTCTGGCTCTGTTCAGGACTTTGGCGTTATCTGTCTCGATACCGCTCAGTAAGAATAAGTCCCCTCTCTGGAATAAACCCTCCTTCCAGAGAGGGGCATCTTCTTCATAGAAAGGAAATCACATGAAGGTTGTATCTGATAAAGAACTAAGGGTTGCTACCGATTGGGGCGCCGTACTGTTTCTTTTCCCAAACGAGCCGCAAGATTTAGCAGAAGATGCTGCTTTAGCGGCTATGGCACTGGGAGCAAAACGGGTTGAAGACAGCGTTGCTGAACCAAAAACCCAAGAAGAAGACGAAGCACCCGATGTTTCGTTTAATGAATTAGTAGAAAAACTGGTTGCTTTGATGGAAGAAGGCGACGCTAGCAAATTTAAGAAGGACAATACTCCTAAAGCTGCTATTGTTAATCAGCTGGCTGGAAGGACCTTGTCTTCGGAACAACGTGATGCCGCCTGGGAGGCTGCGTTACGTTTGTAAGAGGTAGCAAATGACTACAACGGTACAAAGCGTACTAGATAGAGTAAAGCAAACGCTTCAGGATACGGCTGGTATTCGTTGGTCAGAGACTAATGAGTTGATCAAGTGGGTAAACGACGCACAGCGTGAGATTGCTCTACTAAAACCTGACGCTACTTCTGAAAATACCACAGTTACCCTTGTTACTGGTACAAAGCAGACACTCCCTGCTGACGGTAACCGTTTGCTTAGGGTCATACGTAACATGTCTGCTGCGTCTAGCGGTACTGGAGGTCGCGCAATCCGCTTAGTCGCGCGCGATGTTTTAGATACACAAACACCTACCTGGCATGACCCAGCTGTAACTGGTGATGCTGCCCACACAAACGTAGTGAAAAACTACATCTATGATGAGCAAGACCCCACAAACTACTACGTTTTTCCTGGGGTTTCGGGTAACGCTTACATAGAAATTGTTTACTCTAAAAACCCACCCACTGTTACTGCTGGTACTGATAACCTCGGTGTTGATGATATTTTTGCCAACGCTGTTATGAACTACGTTTTGTATATGGCGTTTATGAAAGAGTCTGAATCCGCCGGTAACGCTCAACGGGCTTCATCTCATTACAATCTGTTTACTGCTTCTGTTACGGGTAAAGCACAGATCGACACAATTACAACTCCTAATATAGACCGTAGAGGAGATGCCTAATGGCTATTCGATATGACACCCTACTTCCTGATATCTTATCGATGGTTCCGGCTTGCCCTGAAGTTATAGCTGAAAGAGCGATACGGTCGGCTGCGATTGAGCTGTGCGAAAAGACAGATGCCTATCAGGTTCAGTTAGACCCTATTACTGTAGTCGCCGGTATCTATGAATACGACTTAGAGCCGCCTACCGGTACACTTGTGCACAGAATCATATGGATGACACACGAGGGTAAAACCCTTGAGCCTGTTTCAAGTGGGTTGCTTGAGCAACGTAAAGAAAACTGGCGGAATGACACGGGCACACCAGAGTATTTTATTAAACAAGGCTTGAGCATTGTTAACCTTGTACCGGTTCCAAGCGCCACTGTTTCTCAAGGTGTAGAAATTAGAGTGGCTTTAAAACCCACTCAGACCTCTAATGCTTGTGATGACGCGATTATGACTGATTACAGAGACACAATTATAAACGGAGCGTTGTTTAGATTGACTCGGATGCCGTCTCAAGACTGGACAGACCTTGCGGCAGCTCAGATTTATAACACACTGTTTAATGAGGGAATGATTTATGCCGAGCGACGTGGTCGTCAGGCAGATAATCCAGTTGTTGCGAAAGTTAGATACGGAGGACTACATGGCGGACGTAAAACTCGTAAATACGCGGGTAGAAAGTCCTTTATCTGACCCGGTCATTGCGGATATTCGTGATGAATGGGACTGGGTTTGTCCGGCTTTGAGGAAGCTAAAGAAGCAAATCCCAAGCCTGACCTGGAGGCCAGAGGATGTATATGCAGAGTGTTTGTATGGAAACGCGCTGTTATATGTGGCCCCTGACGGTTTTGTTATAACAAACGTTATAACGGACCAGTATACGAAGGAACGTACGTTACATTTTTGGATTGCCTGTGCTCAAGAGCTCGGCGGGAATTGCGTAATTAAGTATTTGCCGTTCTTCAAAAATGTGGCAAAACAATTAGAGTGTAAGTTTTTTGAAACTTGGACTTCAGTAGATGAGTTGGAATCGTATTTTATAAACGAAGGCTGGTCGTTAGAGACCAGAATATTTAAGAGGCAAGTCGATGGGTAGTAAACCGAAAAAACAAAACTATAAGCCTAGCGAAGCAGACAAAGCAAACGCTGCTGTTGCTGTCGCTGAGTATAGGTTTTTTAAAGAAAATTATGATCCTCTATTGCAGCAGATGCGCGACGAGTCTCTAAGCGACGACCCCACAAAAACACTTCGCTCTAGGGCAAACGCAGACACTATGCAGGCTCTTACTGAAGATATATCCTTACAGGAATCGCAACGTATTGATGCTGCGTCCGACATGTCCCAAGGTCTTCAAGGTCAATTAAGTTCAGCCACACAACAAGGCACTAATATCCAAAATCAAATGCAGTCTAATGTTTTAGGCATAGCCCGAAAACAGGGTGCTGATGCTCAAAGTGGTATGGCTAATGCATCTAGGCTTGCAACCTCTGAAGCACTTGCTAAAGCTAAAGCTAGTCAAGATGTAGCCACTGCTAAATTTAATGCAGCCACGCAGCTCGGGTCATCATTGGCTATGCAGGGCGCTAAAAACATAGCCGGTGGAGGAACTTTCTTTACTCCAAATGTCGGCACCGAGCTGCCGACCGATGCAGCTGGTAACGTCATTCAGGGAGCCAACCCAAATTTTAAGGCGCCTACAACTTTAAGTGAACGAATCCAAGCCGGTTCGTTGTATGGGAAGAGGTAGATTATGAGTATTTTTTCTTCGTTGCCTATAACAGTAGGTAATACTGCGGGGATACTTGTTGGTAGTCAAATGCTACCTTCAGTGACTGAACCCGATAAAGCATACGCTGATATAACCCGTCAAGAGTACGACGACATGGTTCGAAACTATCGGCAGTTTGAACTAGACACGATAGAGAAAGCTCAAACTGATACCAGTCTTATAGACCAAGCCCGTTTAGACGCGCCTAACGCGGCTGCTATGACTAAAGAAATACAAGAGAGAAATCTATCTAGATACGGTGGCCAGTTAACAGGTGCGCAGCAGCAACAATTAGACGCTTCTCTTACTAGAGGTACTACGCTTGGGGGTATACAAGCCGTAAACG